AAGCTACTGTGAACATCATGGTGTTGAATATACACCCTCTATGGTCCCTAAAATTTATACGACACATCATAAAGATAGTGTTAAAGAATGGTTGACTAAGAATGAGATTGGTAAATACATAATGATTCAATTCTCTGGAGGCCAACCTCAGATGGGTTTTAATGCTAATAACCAATACACAAATATTAATCCAAATAGAAACTATCAACCCTATCTTGCTCAACAAGTAGTTAATATGTTAAGAGAAGAATATAAAGATACGACTATTATCAACTGTGTTTTACCTAACGAGCCACATTATAATGATACTATTAGATGTGATTTACATTGGACACAGCTACATGAAATGTTGAAAGATGCGGAAGGCTTTGTTGCTATTGATAGTTGCCTACAACACTTCTCACCCTCAGCAAATAAACAAGGTGTTGTTGTTTGGGGTAGCACACGTTGGACACAATTTGGCTATTCACACAATAAAAACCTACAATTTCATATGGGAAATGAGTGGAATGAATCTAAATATAATGATGGAGATCCACGTAATAATATGGTAGAACCCAAGTTAATTCTTGATTCTTATCGGAATCTTGATAAAATCAAACCCGTTGCATGTGCAACTAAATAGGAGATAAATATGAGTGAAGACGTAAAAACAGCAGAAGATATTGCTCAAGACTTTACAGCTATGGGTCATTCAGTTGAATTAATTAATGGTATTATTGATGGTTCTAAAATGGCAGACGAAGAAGCTGCTGAAAGACAAGATTGTGTAGACAGAAATGTTGAACACCTAGAGATCATGGTTGCTAAAGATTTTTGGACTGATGAAAGTATGACTGCAGTTAATGCAGCTATTACTGCCGGTAAAGCCCACACAGCAAGCTAGGAGATCTAATGATCACAGTAGATGATAAAAAATATGACGAAACTAAACTTTCGGATGAAGGAAAAGTTGCGTTAAATAATATTGAAGTAATAAATAAAAAACAAAATGAGATTAGAATTCAACATGCTCATAATGAAATTTTATTAAAACATTACTTAGATATCCTTAAAACACATTTACCTGAAGAAATAAAAGAAGAAGCATTGGAGAGTTAACCTATGCTTTTCGGATTTGCCTCATTTGCCGAACGACCATTTTCAACGGTAGATGATGACAACAACGTTACTATTCAGGTTGTAGGAAATCAATTACAAATTAGTGTTGGTAATGCAGGAGTTGCCGCAAGTTCAATTGTAGAAAATGTTTCAGGTAATCAAGTTACTCTTGGTTTAGGAACAATTACAATTACAGCAGATGCTAATTTTACTGTTACAGGTAATGCAACTGTATTAAATGTAGGAACAGCAGTAGCTAAAGCAGATGCTAATACTACGGTTACAGGTAATGCATTGACACTTTCAACAGGAAATGTTACAGTAACTGGAACAGCGTTAGTAACTCCAACTGGATCTCAATTAGTAGCGGGATCTGGACAACCAGGAGTTATTACTTGGAATAATATTGTTCCAGGAGCAAACATGACATGGACACCAATAGAACCGTACTAATATGGCATCAAGTTTTTCAAACGATTTAAAATTAGAAATAATCTCAACTGGTGAGAAAGCCGGTTTATGGGGAACTATTACTAATACTAATTTACAAATTTTACAACAAGCAGCTTCAGGATATATAGAACTTTCAATGGTTGGTAATGCAGATATTACTTTAGCATTAACAGATGGTGATATATCTAATGGTAAAAATTTATACTTTAAACTAATAGGAACTTTAGCACGTAATCAAACTTTAATTATGCCTAATGGTGCTGAAAGAATTTTTGTTATTCAAGATGCAACCAATAGAACAACAGCTAACAAATATACTTTAAGTGTTAAAACTACAAGTTCATCAACTCCAGTTGCAGTTCCAGTAGGAGCTACTATGCTTCTTAAATCAGATGGAACTAATACATCTAAAGCTATTACTGAAAAATCTTATTTTACAATTACATCTTCTACTATTACTGCATATACAGCAGTTGCTGGAGACCAACTTTTTGTAGATACTACACAAACTACAGTAACAATTACTTTACCTGCTTCCCCTGCAATAGGTGATGAAGTAGTAATAATTGATGCGAGAGGAACTTTTGCAAACAATGCTGTAGCAGTCAATAGAAATAGTCAACCTATTAACTCTGGAACAAATAATTTATCATTAAATACTAATGGTCAAGCTATAACTCTAGTCTACATAGACTCAACAAGAGGCTGGGCGTATAAAACGAACACAGCATAGGGAGCTAAAACATGGCTCTCACACAAATTAAATTTTCACCTGGAATTGACAAACAAGACACCAGTGTTGGTGCTCAAGGTCGTTGGGTAGATTCTGATAATGTAAGATTTAGATATGGACTTCCAGAAAAATTAGGAGGTTGGCAATCATTACTTAACCAAAGTATAGTAGGAGTTTCTAGAAAACTACATTCATTTGTTGATTTAGAAGGTAATAGATACACTGCTGTTGGAACAGATAAATTTTTACTTATATATTTTGAAGGACAGTTATTTGATATAACTCCTGTAAAAACTACAATTACTGGTGTTACAATGTCTACAGGAAGTGATCCTTCTAAAGAAGTTTCATTAACTTTTTCAGCTAATCATAATTTAATATCAGGTGATATTATTTTATTAGATAACGTAACTGTACCAAGCGGCGTAGGTTTAACAGATGCTGCTTTTGAAAATAAATTATTTCAAGTAACTAGAGTTACGTCTTCTTTAATAGCAATTATAACCGGAACACAAAATACTTCGGGTGCTGCTAATGGTTCTTGTAATATTACTCCTTACGAAAGAGTAGGTCCTGCGGAACAATCTTATGGTTATGGTTTTGGTACAGGTGAGTATGGTGGAACAGTACCAGATGCAATACAAAATACTTTATCTTCAGGAATAAATAATAGTGTTACTACTATCCCTGTAACCTCTAATGCAAATTTTCCAACAGTAGGTACATTAGCTATTGGCACGGAACTTATTACCTATACAGGTAAAGGCACAAATACTTTTACAGGAGCAACAAGAGGATCTTTAGGTACAACAGCCGCGACTCATAGTTCAGGAACAGTGGTTACAAATGCAACAGATTATACAGGTTATGGTAGTGCAGTCGAAGCGTCGACCGTTACCCTAGAACCGGGGCTTTGGTCTTTAAATAATTTTGGTCAAGTATTAGTTGCAACTATTGCTAATGGTAAAACTTTTACTTGGAACTCTGGTATTACAGCAAGACTAGCAACAAGAGCCTCTACTACAACATCTGGGTTTCCAACTGCTATAGGAACTGGAGTAGGTAATCCAACTGCTACTAGAGAAACTTTAATATCACCAACAACACGTCACTTAATTCATTTTGGAACAGAAACCATTATTGGTGATCCTACTTCTCAAGATGATATGTTTATTAGATTTTCACAAAATGAAAATATTAATATTTATGATGCACTTGCAACTAACACAGCAGGTTCTCAAAGAATTCAAGACGGTACAAAAATCATGGGAGCTTTGGTTGCTAAAGAAAATATTTTAATATGGACAGATAACTCTTTGTATACTATGAAATTTGTTGGAGCTCCATTTACATTTGGCTTTGAACAGGTGGGCACGAACTGTGGATTGATTGGTAAAAATGCAGCTATTGAAATTGATGGTGTTGCTTATTGGATGTCTAATAATGGTTTCTTTTCATTTGATGGTACAGTAAATTCTCTTCCTTGTTCTGTTGAAGACTATGTATTTGATGATGCAGCAACTACTAAAGGTCAACAAATTTGTGCAGGGATTAATAATTTATTTACAGAAGTAACTTGGTGGTACCCAAGTTCTGGATCTGATTTTAATAATAGATATGTGACTTACAACTATGGTCAAACAAGTCAAGCTACGCCGATGGGTAATTGGTATACAGGAACAAATACTAATTCTATTAGAACATCTTGGATTGATTCTTTAATTTATCCAAGACCCTATGCTACAGCTTATCTTAGTTCTAACGATGGTACTTTTCCTGAAGTTATTGGTCAAGATGGTTTAGGTCAAACTTTATTTTTTGAACATGAAGTGGGAACGGATCAAATTAATCCTGATGGAAGTACAACTACTTTAACTTCTTTTGTAAATTCTTATAATTTTTCTTTACAACCGGATTCTTCAGAAGTATTTCTAGCTATGAGAAGATTTTTACCAAACTTTAAAGTTTTAACAGGGGATGCACAAGTTACTATTTCACTAACTGACTATCCTTCTACTCAAAATGTTTCTAGTGCGTTGAGTCCTTTTATAATTAATGCATCTACTACTAAAGTTGATACTAGAGCTAGAGGAAGATATGCAAATATAAAAATAGCTAATACAGGAGCTGGACAATCATGGAGATTTGGAACTTTTCAAGTAGATCTTCAACCGGATGGTAGAAGATAATGACAAAAATTGTAGTAAGATTACCAGAACCTAAGAGAGAGTATACAGAAGATAATCAAAGACAAATTAATAGATCTATTACTTCTATGATAACACAATTAAATTCTACATTTTTAAAAGATATGAGAGAACAACAAGAAAGGTTTA